TGCCAGACTGTTTAGCCTGAAGCATGGCTTTTGTAGCTACAGACTTAGCGTCAAATAGCTTACCAATCATGGGCGCAAGTGAGCCTAGGTCATTGGCAACATTAGCTGCCTTCTTGACCATCGAAATAGCTGACTGTATGCCAGCTAGAGCCGTAATCGGATCAATCATTTCTTTCTCTCCCACTTAATGCAAACAACCCTTCGGTTGTAAACATCACCAGTCCAAGTCCACTTAATACATCGGTACTCTATGGTTGCCGCCAAGAGAAAGGCGATCACGGAAATGCCCAAACAATAATATAACTACAATAAATGACAAAACAAACAAGAAAGAATGCCGCAACAAATGCTTCGGCAAAGTCTCTCATTACTCTGCCATAGTAAGTTGTGAATCCCCAACTTCTTTAGCAGCAGCGGGTACTGTAAAAGACTGAATAAATGCCGATCTAGTTGGAGCATCCATTAACTTCATCATTGAAGAAACAAACTCATTTGTTCTGCCTTTAGGTATGCCAACAGTCATAAACTGAGCCAAAGCACCTGGGTTCATCATCAACTGAGCCATCTGTTTGTTGTATTCGTCTGCATTACCTCTTTGCAAATATTCAACAGCCGCCTTCATTACTGTATATGTTCTGTTTAACAGTTGTGGGGCTTCTTTTAGAATTTCAGGGCCACCAATATCAAGCGCACTAACTTTTCTAGCAAGTTCTTTTGCTTTTGAATCACGTTTTAGGTCTGCCAATACGTTGTTTACAGAAGCAACTTCTTTAGGAGTTAAAACATCTGACAACTTCTCAAACCTTGGAATGCCAGTAGATTTTTTAATTGTTCCTGCAGCATTCTCAACGGCAGTAGCAAATTCACCAGCAGATTCTTTACCTAAAGGTGTATTTAAACTCTTAGACAAGTAGTCTCCAACTTCCATGCGATTAAGTTTCTTGCTGTAAGCAGCATAAGAAGTAAGATATTTACTCCACAATCCATCAGATGACTTATTCAATGACGCATCAATAAATTGTTTTGCACTGCCCAAGGCTTTAGCCGCTTGTTGAGGAATTCCACCAGAAGCATATTGCTCACCAAGATTAAGCATTTTTGCCACATCTTGATTGGATATTTTTCTAATGTTTTCATATACATCACGGCTATTTAACAAGCCATTTTCATCAGCCTTAGAAACAACTTTATCCCTAATACCTTGCAAAACAGCTTTGCTTTGGTCAGATACAGTTCCACGAATGGCTTTATCTAGTTGTTCTGTTAAATCGGATGCACGTAATGGAAAGAATCCATTTTGTTCTAAGCTATTAAGTTGGAATTGTTTTAATTGAGCCTCACCACGCAACGTCCCTGCAAGTTCTTTGTATGCTTTTGCACGACCTGCCGCTTCTGACGCAATATCACCCGCAGACAACCAACCAGGCCGTCCTTTTTCCGCTAGAGATTTTTGAATTGTTGCGGCTAAACCTGTCATGCCAGATGTTTGTTCAGCAGCCGCCAAGCTATTAAACTTATCTGAAATCTCTTTTTCTAACTTGGTAAAGATAGGCCCTGCAAGATTGGTTTGTTCTAATGCTGCCTCACGCATTGGCGTTGTTACTTCTTCTCTTTTTGCAATTACAGCAGCTCTCTGAGCCTCTGTGCCAGCAACAGATTGAATTTCTCTTGCCCTAGCCGCTTGTTGTTCTACCAAACGCTCTTGAAACTGACCTGCTACTTTTGCTTTACTAGCAAGTTTACTTTGTGCAGCCGCAAGTTCAACTGCTGAAGGAATATCAGAAATTGCTTGTGCCGCAGTTGGTCGAGAGCCACTTACTAATTCTTTAGCATCACGCAATGCTTCAATTACTTTTGTTCGATCAGGCCCAGCAAGTTCATTCAATTGCTTTTGCATGAACTCCTGACGACCAGTAGGCGTGAGTCCTTTTAGTGTATTTAAAAGACCTCCAACAGCCTTTACGCCACCTTCAACAACAGGGCCAAGAACAAAACCCGTAGCCATTTGCTCTAATTTACGTTCAGCAAACTGTTCCACAGGAGCATTTACTGGTTGCAAAGCACTTAAAGCCGCACCAGTGCTTCCAGATCGGGCTATGTTAGCCATTAAACCTGCACCTTGAAGTGGTGCTTGTGTAACACCAACTAAACGATTTACAGGGCTTATAACATTACCAAGCGTCTGGTATGGGTCAAAACCACTACTACCAACTCTTGCACGACCTTCAGTGGTTGCTTGCTCAACATCACTAACAAGTTGGGTTGCGCCTCGCTTAATATCTTGACCAAACAAACCCGTACTTGCTAACAACTGATTAACAGCCAACGCAGGGTCTACTACCGCACCTTTAATTGTTCTGGCAATAGGGCTACCAGCACCAAACATAAGTTCCATGCTTGATACGGGTGTTGTTTTTATACCAAGTTGCGTATAAAAAGTGTCTTTTGGTATGTCTGAATAAAATTTTGAATGAAAAGCATCAGCCAACTGAGTATCAGTCATGTCTGAATACTGAGGGTATTCTTTACGAATTTCAGCAATCGTAGCCATAAAAACTCCTTAACGAATACCCAATGGGTCAGACTTATTTTTTGCAGGTTGAGCGGCTTCACCTTTAAGGTAACGCCTTGATAAATTATCTAAGATCGCTAAGTTTGCTTCTTTTGTCATGCCTTCGCTACCTAAAGAATCCAAATATGTTTTCAATTCAACATTGGAGTTAAGTTGTTGAGCACTCATGCCTGTAGCTTCTTTTACAGCATTTAGCAATTGCAATCGGATGCTTTTTAGTTCATCACGTTTAGCTTGTTCTTTTGTACCAAATACACGACCACCCATTTGACCAACAGTTCCTGTTTGCAAAGATGTAACTAAGTTTGCAAGAGGGCCTTTTGATGTGCTTGTTATTCCACCCATTTTGGCTAAATCTTTGACCAAGGTTTCTGCTGTAGAAATTGTATCTCCCAAAGCAATTTGACCTTCTTCAACCTTCTCAGCTTTTTCTTGAGCTTTAAGAACTGCCGCACTAGGGCCTTTAAGAGATGCAGTTAATTCTGCTATATCTTTTTTGGCTTGCGCTTGCAATTGAGCAATTTGTAAAGCAGTAGCACCTTGAACACGAGCCGCTTCAATCTTGGCATCAGCCGCAGTCTTAGCCGCTTCAATTTTAGCTTGATTAGCCGCATCTGATGCCGCAGTTTTTGCTAGTGTGGCTTCTGTTCTGCTTGCAGATGCAGTCAAAGCTGCAATAACTCTATCTGGAGAACCATACTTAGTTAATACGGCAAGAACATCCTCTTGTGTAGCACCTTGAGGTAACTTAGACAGTTCATCACGCAACTTTGTTTCTTGGTCAATAGACAGTTGAGTCTTAGCCGCAGTAGCCAAAGATGATTGTTCTGCCGCACGTCTTTGTTGTGTTTGAGCCATCTCACTCTGTGCTTGACGAGCATATTGAGCCAATGCCATAGCACCTTGTTGGTCTCCCATCTGCGCCAACATTTGTGCGCCTTTTAAGATCGACTCAGGATCAGTCTGGTCTATCTGTTGGGCAATAGTGTTTCTAGCACTAATCATTTTCAATTGTGGGTCTTCAATACCCATAGCACCACCAATGGCAGTACCAAGACCTCTAGCACCACCATAAGTCAATGCCGCACCACGAGCCGCAGGGTCTAGTTGAGCAAGGGTAATACCTTCTTGCAAAGCACTTGTTCTTTGACGCTCACCATACATTTCAGGGGTTAGCCCAAACAAACCCGCTACGATATTTTCTGCCATGATGAATCCTTAACCAAATAAGCTAGTCAATGCACTGCCAGCGGCAGTACCAAATAAGGGAGAAGCACCCAAACCACCTAATAGTGTTGAATATGGATTAGTAGTTGCTGCATTACCAGTAGCTAATCGAGTACTAAACTCAGCACCTGATAAACCTAAACGACCAACATTAGCACCTGCTGTAGCCGCTTGTTGACCAAGAGCCGCACCCATTGTCAAAGGTTGTTGTGCCAATTGCTCCAAGCCTTGAACTTGTCCCAAAGCAGTCGTATAAGGAGCGTAGGCCGCTTGTTGACCACCATAGTATTGACCCATAGTCTGTGCGCCAGTACCAAGCAATCCCGCACCAAATGCGACATTTTGTTGGCCATATTGTTGAGCATTAGCCGCCAATTGAGCTTCTTGAGTAGCACGAGCGTTATACAAAGCCTGTAGTTCAGGAGTAGTAGCACCCATAGTGCCTCCTTGAGCAACCGCTAAACCACCACGACCTTGTTGTTGGAGTCTGTTTTGCAGATTAGCCAACTCTAGTTCACGACCAGGTTGTAACAAAGCCATCTGCTGATTGAGATAGTTTTGAGCAACATCTTGAGGAGATTGAGCTAAGTATTGATTGCCAAGGTTAAACAAGTTCTGTGCGCCTGTTTGAAGAGGAGCAAACTGTGCTTGTGCGCCTTCTGCTTGCTGTAAACCTTGTTCAGCTAATGCTACTAATCTGTCTTGTGCATTCTTAGCTTCAGGGCTTAATGTGTATCCTGCGCTTGTCAATTGACCTGTTCTTGGATCGACTTGGAATTGAGAAGTTCCAAAACGAGTGGTCATGCCAACTGGTCTGAAGGCAGCCGCTTGTTTAGCAGCAGCAGTCTCAGTATCAATCATCTGTTGTGCTCTTTGAGCCGCTTCACGAGATGTTTGTTGTTGGAGAAGACCTGCACCAGTAGTCAAACCACCTGATAGCAAAGCACCTAGTTGAGCCGCAGTAAGACCTGATGTAGATATTGTTGTAGGAAGTGTTGTTGTAGGAAGAGTTGTCAATGCACCAGTTCCTAATGTTCCCGCACCAACACCAGTTGTTAAAGCACCAGTAACACCTGTTCCTGCTCCCGTCCCCAATAAAGTTGTACCTAGGCCAGAACCTGCAAGAACACCTGTTCCTGTCAAAGCACCAGTACCTGTTCCAAGCAAAGTAGTACCAAGACCAGAACCCGCCAAAACACCAGTTCCTGTTAATCCTGTTCCTGCTGTAATTCCTGCACCAGTTCCTGCCGCACCTAAACCTGCACCTGTAGTGCTAAGACCAAGACCACCTGCACCTGCGGTTATTCCAGTTCCTGTTCCCATTCCTGCAACAGTACCGCCTAAAGCACCCGTCAAAGCACCAGTACCGCTACCACCTGTAAGGTTAGTCAATGTACCTGTCAGAGCACCAGTAGTTAAAGAGTTAGCAAGAGCAGTTGCACCCGCAGTACCACCCGCACCACCAAGAGCTAAATCGAGTTGGGCAAGTTCAGCCATTGTTAAGCCAGTAGAGCCAACAGTAGCCGCACCACCTAACGCTCCCGCACCACCACCAAGACCCGCCAAAGCAGCACCACCAAATAAAAGTCCAGCCCCTCCTAAGAACTTTAGAAAATCTTGACCTGCATTAACTTCTTGAACTTTGCCAGTTCCTACAAATGTTCCATCTGCACTATATTGTTGAATCTCTGAACCAACAGGCGCACGATAGTTAACATCGCCAGTAGTCTTGGATGTATAAATAGTTTCAAGACCGCCAATTTCTTGTGTTTCACCAGAGCCAGTAGTTCTGTATTGGGGTTGAACAATCGTGTCGCCAAGAATGACATTTTGACCTGGTGGTACAGTAGCCGCTACTCGGGAAACAACCTCCCCCTCTGGTAAGCCAACAGCTTGAGCCATCTGAGCAGGAGAGACTCCATAAGTCTCCATAGCCTTGACGATCTCGGCATCACTCATGCCTGGATTAGCAAGCAGAAAATCTACAATTTGTGCGCTAGTTACAGCCATGATTGCTCCTTATTGTGGCTCAACAGGCCAAGTAATAGTCCAAGGGAAACCACTCTGCAAGGGAACATCTCTCAATGCTTGGCAGTAGTCTTTCCACTCTTGTGATGGAGTCATATCGCTACGAAATCTCCAATCAGTTGCTGACAGTTTATCATCACGGGTCTGACGAACATTCTTAGCCTGTTCAGCATCTTTAGTGGCTTTGTAAGCAGTCTCATGCTGGGTAGCAGATGTGACATTGCCAGTATCATCTGTAGTGTCTACAAAGACAGGGCCAAGCACATACTTTGTGTACCACTTACCATCTACTTGCTCAACACCAGAGGCTTGAGAGTATTGGTAAACAGTACCACCAGTAGCTTGTGGGCCTTCAAAGACTACATCAGCACCCAAAGCCTCTAAGACTTCAGTTGTTGTTGTCTCCCATGATGGGCCACCATTGGCTTTTGTGTATGCACGAAATTCTGCCTCGTACATGACTTGCCCTGATTGTGTTCTGATTTGCATTTTAATTACCTCAAGCAATTGCTAAGAATATGTAGGTTGCGCCATTGGTATTGGCATTAGAGCCAGATACCTCGTTAACAACAAAACCTGTGCTGTCTGTGTCTAACCAATCTTCGCCAGTGACTTCTGCATTTGTATTATTTAATTCAAGGTAGGGGTCATTCCCAGAAACAATCCCTCGTGCTGAATCTGATACCATCCAATCACCAGTTGAGTCTGTGCGCTTGATAAGCACAAATCTTGCCCCACCAGTAAAGCCACAGTTAATTGTTTGGCTTGTGCCATTGCCTGTGTATGATCCTACTTTGGAAACACCTGCACAAGTGGCAAATAGGTAATTAACAAATGTTTCGCCAAGCAAATTGGTATCTGAATCATTGCCAACAGTAAATTGAGTGCTTGTTGGGCTAGTTGAATACCATCGCCCATCAGCAGCCTGTGCAGCCGCTGTGCTTTGAAGTTCAATATATTTTGAAGTATCTCCGTAATACACAGCCCATGCTTTTATAGAACTCCTCATTTTCACAATCATTAATTCTGGCACTTTTGCTAGATTGTGGTTTAGTGTTTGGAACAGTGTTCCACCACCTGTGTAATTTCCTGTATAGAAAACAACATCCATAAAAGATGGCGCACGTTTAAACAAATAATTTATATATGTGTTTGCACTTGCATTTGTGATTGTTGATGTAGTACCAACTTTTACACCATCCATTACATCCCAAGGATTTGCTTGCAAAATAGTTGCGCCAGCCGCCACCTGTGCCGCTATGGTTGATGTAACAAGATAGTTAACACCAGTAAGTCTTGAAGAAAATAAAGATGCTACTGCTGAACCACGATTTTTAATTAGCACCGCATCAGAAACACCAGCCGACCCTGTAACAGTTGCATTTGCACCAGTACCAGTTCTAGCATTTAAACCAAACACACTAGTCCCACTCGTAGGCACTTTCATCGGGCCTCTGCGAATGGCTATGTAGATGAGAGTATTGCCATTGCCGTTCATTGAAGCGGCTGTTGTTGTAATATTAAATCCAGTAGCAGTTGGACTAATTAAATTAGCACCCGATAGAAATTCTTCATTTGAAGTGTTTGGAACTAAAAGAGCCGTGCCTGTTGTGCCAACATACATACCACGCATATTGTCAAATAAATTCCAATTAGTATCGGCAGCACTAGCATTTTTAATAAGAACCCATTGAGGCTCGTATCCAAGCGTAATAGATGGGCCAGAAGCAGAGCCATTACCTGTATAAGACCCACACGAAATCACATTGTCTGTACCAGTTAGGCCAAAGCCTCCTGCGTTGTGGGCGAATACATAGGCTACGTATGTAGCGCCGTTGACGTTGTAGTTTGCCGCTGGCGTAAATGTGGTCGATGTTGGAGCTGCCGCCCAATTGTTATTGGGAGAATCAGGCTGAAAAGGGTCTGTGCTATTCAAGTATCCGTAGGACACATCAGGAGAGGAGAAGCCACGATGCCACACCAACCAAAAGCTTGTTGAGTCGGTGCGCTTGACGATTACACATCCGGGTGTGCTTCCAAGATTGTGTGTGATTGCCTGACTGCTTGCACCATTCCCTGTATAAGTCACAACATCAAAGAACTTTGGTTGCTTGCGGAATGTCCATGATACGTATGTTCTTGGAGATGTATTAAACCAGCCACTTACGCCAGCACTTAAACTATAACCTGTAGTATTAAACGCTGTAATGTCGGCATATGTTCCTTGTGCATCTGTTGTATCACTGTTTAAAACTTTATTTGCGCCACGAACAGTATCAACAAGAGCAGGATTAGTAGCGGTAGACCTACTTTTTGTCCAAACCATTCCACCTTTAGTAGATAAATCAATTCCATTGGTAATTGTTTGGTTTGCGTCTGTGCCTGTGTAAAGGTATGTGCTAAACACCGACTCTATATAATTTGGCTCGGCAACAACACCTCCTCCGAACCCATCGTAACTAGCCGCACCAGAAGTTGCTTGTAATGGCATGGTTTAAGCCTTAAATTGTGTGTTGCTTGCCAAGACTGTGAAAGTCGCACTACCTGTCTTGATAATCAGATAACGATAACTATCAATACCACTAGCATTTCCCGCAGTAGGCGCACCACCTAACCAACGTGTCGTAACACCTGATGTAGTGCCATCAACTTGCACAGCAGAGTTGTAGTAAGCAGTAGCACCCTGAGTCACCAAGAAAGCCACAGTCATTGATTGGCCTGTACTCATCAAAGTATCTAGTGAAGTACCGCTAGAGCCTCTGAAGTTAACTGTCCAGTTGGCACTTGCATTGCTTGTGTAGTACAGAACAGACTGAGTAGTAATGTCGTAGTTAATCGTTCCAGTAGCCGCTGTTGCTGATACTGTAGCTACCTCTGCTGCATCGTTTAGGACAATGGCGGTAGCTGATGAAGTTCCTGAGAATGTCTGTGTAGCCGTGAATGTCTGGGCAGAGTTTGTAACTGCCGTATTAGCGTTATAGGCTTGTACGTTAGTACCGATTGCCAAACCTAAGTTAGTCCGAGCAGTAGCAGTATTGGATACGTCAGATAGGTTGTTGGTGTTAACTAAGAAACCACCTGCGGTGAAAGCCGCTTGTGACCAAGCCGATCCTGTCCACACATAAAGAGTGTTTACTGAGTTGTTCCAGTACAAAGCACCCGTCAAAAGAGCATTTCCATCGTTGTCAACAGTAGGGGCAGTAGACTTAGAACCTAAGTATCTGTCATCAAAAGCATCGTATGAGGCTGCCGCATTAGTTTCGCTAGTAGCCGCATTGCTTGCACTTGTAGAAGCGTTAGATGCGCTTGTCGAGGCGTTTGAAGCACTTGTTGCCGCATTAGAAGCAGAAGTAGCCGCAGCAGTAGTCGAACCAAATATCGAATCTATTTCAGTTTTGGTATAAGCATTTGTGATGTTATAGCCACCAATAGTCGTAGGATTCGTTCCTGCCGTAGCACGACCATAAGCATCAAAAGTGACAGATTGGTATGTTCCTGCTGAAATGCCAGAAGTAGCCAAATCAATGTTGTCCGAATTGACAACAATACGACCTGAAGATGCCGTGCCTACATTGAGAGTGTTGCCTGTCTTTGTAAGACCATCACCCGCAGTAATCTGACCCGCACCTGAGAACTGCGCCCAAGTAATAGATGTGCTTCCCAATGTCCCACCTGCATCTATTGTGCAGATAAAGCCAGAGTCAGCGTTAGTTGTGCCTTTTTCAACAAAGGTGAAAGCCGCCACCAACTCAGCATAAGTGTCAGCATCTGTTGTGCGTGTCCAAGAGCCTGTTGCACACAAGTAAATACCATTGTTAGATGCGGTAGATTGGTCTTTAACTAAGACCCGATCACCCGCAACAATAGAGATGCCATCAATGGTTTGTGCGCCAGACAAAGTGATGTTTGCAGTAGTAGCCGCAACCACAGAGGCTTTGGCATCAATACCTTGAGCCAGTGCATCCACATAACCCTTGGTAGCCGCATCAGAATCGTTTGTAGGGCTTGCCAAACCAGTAATGGTTGCCGATGTACTGCTATCCATGTCCAATGCGCCAGAGATGGTCACATTGTTGA